GGCGTAGAGCTTCTGTCTCAGCCGGTGGACTGGGTGCAGTCCAACGAAGCGACAGCCAACGCCCTGTCCGTGGAGATCAATAACAACGCGCACGTCCACGGATACCGCGCGGACGCCAGCGGCGCCGAAGTCACGATCACGGCTCCGGTTGGCGCCGGAGCTACGGTGAACGGCTACGTGGTGGCCGTGACGACTGCCGGAGATGTTACGGCGACGACATCCAACCTCAGCGGGGGCGTGACCTATGTTGCGCCGCGAGCCAAGGTGGTGACGGTTACGATTTCCGCCAGCAACCTGGCCAACAGCTTCGACGCCTCGTGGACCATCACGCTTAACGGCGTGGACTACAAAACCACAGGTATGGCGTCGGCCACCGGCAGGGTGGCGTTCGTCCACAAGAGCCGCGTGTATTCGGTCGCCGGTTCGCTCCTCCGGTTCTGCAAGATCAACACGCCGACAGACTGGACCGACAGCAACACGAGCAGCGGGGCCGGCTTCATCAATATCGCCAATGAGGTTGACGGCGCGGCCACCCTGTTCGGCATGGCGGCGTACGGAGAATACGTGGCGATCTTCGCCCGCGAAGCCATCGTCATATATCGGTTGATGGCCGACGCCGAGAACACGGAACTCATCCAAGTTCTTGAAAACACTGGAACTTTTGCCCCGCGGTCGCTCGTGTCGTACGGTGCGAATGACGTGTACTATCTCGATGAGACCGGGATCCGCTCGTTGCGAAGCCGCGACATGACGGACTCGGCGTTCACGTCGGACGTTGGTAGCGCGATCGACCCCTTCATGCAGGAGATCTTCGCCGAGGTAGGCGACAACGGACGGGCCAGGGCGTGCGCCGCGATTGAGGCAGTCGATGGCCGGTACATGCTGGCGATCGGCAAATACATCGTGGTCCTGTCCTATTTCCCGTCCTCCAAGATCGTGGCCTGGAGCTACGTGGACTTCGGGCAGGAGATTTCGGACATGGTTCGCGTCAAGCGGCGCGTCGAGGTCCGGTCCGGGGATTCCATCTACGCATACGGGGGAGTGTCGGGGACGAGCTACCCGGACGAAGAACATTTCCTGCCGGTGATCGAGACGCCGTTCATTTCGGCGAAGGATCCAGCCTCGCAGAAGTCTCTCCTGGGCTTCGACATGGCCTCGAAGGGCGTCTGGAAGGTCGAGATCCTGATCGACCCCGACGACCACACCAAGATCGTCAACGCGGGCCACTTGTACGACACCACGTACCAGCGGCTTTCTCTGGGGTTGGTGGGCCACACGTCGCACTTCGCCATTCGGTTCGTCGGCCAGTCTGGCGGATTTGCCTCGTTGTCGTCCACGGCCGTCCACCACGACACAACGGAGTCGAGATGAAGATACGACCCTGCGCCGGGTGGTCCGACATAGATTCCATCTTGGACCGGCTGTCGGACCAGCATTGGGAAGAATACGAGAGCCTCGGGTACCCCGAAGAACCTTTCATGGCCCGCATGGCCGAGTTCATGGCCAACAGCGACGTTCAGGTTCTGGAGTTTGACGGATTCCCGCAGGCGCTACTGGCGGTTCGCCCGAGCGACCCGATTGCCACCACCTGGCTGATGGCGACGAAGGAGTTTTTCGCCAAACCGCCGATCACGACCGTGAGGCTGTGCCGCAGAATCATGGAGGGTTGCGCGGCCAAGTACGGGCCGATTCTTTCGGTGAGCCACGCCAAGCATCCGAAGATGGCCAAGTGGCTGAAAACAATTGGGTTCGAGCAGATCAACGATAAGGTTTTTCTGTTTAGGACGTGACATCTTTGCGATGTTTTGGTAGATACTGGAAATTGCAAGCGTTACATCGCCGGAACTCGCTGCGCCGGTTCTGTTAGGGATGACGGAGCCGAACCAAATGTGTGGTGGCGGCGGAGATCCATACAGCGCTTACAATTCTGGACATTTTAATGCTTGGAAGGAGCAGTTCGACCTTATTTCTGCGGCGGAACTGGCGGCTGCTCGCGGGGAAATTCCTGCGTCCGCAGTGTGGGATCTGAAGAACAAGCTGCGCAAGGTCGGCAGCGGTTACATTGATTACGTCTGGCTCGAAAACAAGATGAAGGAAGACCCTAGCGCCGCGATGGAAATGCGCGAGCTTATGCGGCAGCACAAGGTCAACCTCGGCAAGATCGGCATCGACAAGGCGTTCTCGAAGTTCGGCGACGACTACTACAAGAAGTACCGCGACGACTACACGGGGTACTACTTCCCGCAGTTGGACGAGCAGTACGGCAAGGTGACGGACAAGATGACGGCGGTCCTGGCGGATCGCGGCATCCTCTCCTCGTCCATCGGCAGCAACAAGTTCGCCGACCTGGCCAAGGAGCACTCCAACGCCCGCACGAACATCTCGAACGAAGCTCTGGACGCGGCCAACAAGCTGCGCGGGCAGGTAGAAAGCGCCAAGTCGAACCTTTACAGCCTGAATGAGGCGTCCGCGGACCCGCAGGCGATCAACGCCCAGGCGATCGGGCAGGCGACCGCGTTAGTCGCGCCGCCGACCTATTCGCCGCTCGGCAACGTATTCGCGGGCGCGCTCGACGCCTTTAGCAACTACATGTCCGCAAGGCAGAACAGGCCGTACCAGGGCCGGAGCGGGTACATCAGCCCGTACCCGACCGGGTACGGCTCGGGGCGAGTGGTGAGGTAAGCCAATGTGTACGGGACTTGAGTTGATTGGTCTGATTGCCGGCCCCGTGATGAGCGGCGTCGGTGCCGCCATCCAACAGAGCGAGATAGCGAGGAACCAGCGGCGGATGGCCGAAGCCCGCAACAACGAGCTCCGCCGAACGCTTGCCAAGAACGATCAGCTGGCGGAGCGCAGCCGCGAGGTGTTCGAGGCGCGCCGGCGTGCGACGGAAGGTCCAGAACTGGACAAGGCGGAGCAGGAAGCCAAGGAGAAGCGGTCGCAGGAGCTTGAGGCCGCGGCCGAGCAGACTCCCGCACCCGCGGCGGACGTTCCCCTTGCGGGGTCCACGCCCCAGGTTGTCCAGTCCGACATGGCCAAGCGGTTCCAGAACGCCATCAACCAGTCCAAGGACCAGGCCAGCAGGCTCGGCGTCCTCGGCGGGTACGGAGACATGTGGCTGAACCAGGGATTCGCCGACACACAGGCCGGCCGCGACCTCGGAATGTACTCGAACTTCGCGTCCGGCAATATGGCGCTGCTCCCGTATCAGCAGGACATCGCCGAGACGCGGGCCTACAGGCCGATCTCGCCGATCGGTGGAATCCTTCAGGGCGTCGGCGGCATGCTTGGAAGCTACGCGGGCGGCGGTGGCGCGGTCCCCAAACGCAGATACACGTCCCCCTCTTATTTCTATACTAATCCGGGGCTTTGGTAATGGTGAAGATTTTCCAGACCCCTAGTGGGCCGAACCCGATCGGTTCTGTTCTTCGGAACCTTGGCCAGCGCCTCTGGGGCGACCAGACCGGCAACGCCCTCCGGGCGGAGCAGTTGTACGCCCTCCAGCGTGGCAACACCGAGACGGACAACCTCATGTGGCATATCGCCACGAGGGGCGGAATGCACAACCTTGGCTCCGACCCTATCCTCCAGGCGACGGTAATCGGCGCTGGGTACGACCCGAAGAACCTGTCGCAGCTCGGCCTCATGGGCGCGGCCACGCAGTTCGGCGCACAGGATCCGCGTACGCAGAATTGGCAGATCGCCTCCGGCCAGGGGTATGGGAACACCTACGGCGCTTTCGACGCGACCCTCAGGGAGACGGCGCGGGCCAACGACCTGGCCAGCGCCGACCGCCGGTATGGCGTGGACCGCACCTTCGAGCTCGGCAAGTACACGCACGATACGCCGAGCGGAGCCGACCGCCTGGTTGACGAGCGGGAGCGGTGGAAACACACCACGCTCGGGGCGGACAAGAAGTACAGCGTTGACGCGGAGACGAGCCAGAAGCGGTACGAGTTCGACCACGCACTGGAGCCGGTTATCGGGCCGGATGGCCCGACCTTCATGCCCCGCAGCCAGGTGGTTGGATCCGGGGCGCGGCCGATCATGTCGGAGACACAGCAGAAGGCTATGCTCCTCGACAGGAACTTCGGCAACCTCGGAGAGCTCGATCCGTACCAGCAGGCGGCGATTGGCGCAGGCGTTTCCGAGACGCAGGCCCGAGGCCGGCAGCTCATGGACAACTGGGACACGCTGGACCAGCTCACGCCGGAGCAGCGTGAAGTCCTTGGGGCCAACCCGAAGGGGGATACGGCCAGTGGGGTGAGGAACTACATCTTGCCGGACGGGCGAGTGTTGCTAACCCGCGACGGC